TTTTCAAACTGGAAAAGCACATCGTCGGAACAGGTACGCGAACCCCAAAACCGATAACCCTTGCCGGAATTAATCAGCGTCGTTACGTCTTGCTCGTTCAGATAGCCCGCATCCGTTGCCGGGTCTTGCAAGTCCCAAAAAACATCCTTGCTGATACCAGTTACGCCATTTACGCCGACATTCGAAAGCGTCTTGTGCCAGCCCGTTTCCTCGTCGATCTTCGCGCGCAAGCCGAGGGCGACCGCCGTAGCGGGGATATCGGTCGCCGCGTTGATCGTGGTATCCCATCCGATGAAATCCGGCCAGATAACCATGACTTCGCGTTGAGAGAATTGCTTGCGATACGTGGTCGCTTCTTCCTTCGTCTCCGCACCGTTGGCTGAGACGTAAGCCATCCCGCGCAGCTTTTGCGCGAGCGTCGCGATTGCTTGCGCGACGGCTTCGGTGTCGAGCTTGGGGGCGCCCAGGATGCGCGGTTTAACGCCGAGCTTGGCTTGCGCGGCCAGCAACGCATTCATGCCGGTGTATTTGCCGTCGACGCTAACGCCGCCGATGATTGCGGCCGAGGTTGCGGCCTCGTCCTGGGCGGCAGAAACGCGCACGACGACACAAACGGGCTTCGTCTGCGCTGCGATCGCCTTGAGGGTCTTGCTCAACGTGCCGAGCTTGCCGGCCTTCGCCTGGGCCGCGATAACGTTCGTGATGAGCACGGGCGTATCGAGCGGGAATGCGAGCGGGTCGGCATCTTCGGCCGTCGCAACAAAGCCGACAACGGCAGTTGATACGGTGCGAATCGGGCGCGTGCCTTCGTTGATTTCGAGCACTCTTACGCCGTGGTGGTAATCCGTAGGCATGGGTTTTCCTAGTCCGGTGAGGTGAGGGGAAACGGGGGCGTTTGGGCGTTAGTCGACGATTTCAGCGTCGGCGAACAGGTAACGATTCGGGTTGCCAGCCATCGCCGGATTTAGGGGTTCGGCCGGCATCGGCGCGGCGAGTTGGCGCTCACAGAAAACGCGGGCGTCTTCGCCAGGCGCGGGCATGGTGTCGAGCATGACTTGCGCCATACCGATCGATTGCAAGCCGTCGCGCGCTGCGTTCGCTTCGTAGAAACTAGCGATATCGACATACGTAGTCTTTGCGTCCAGGTCGACGGAATAACGGCGAACAACGTGATATTCAGCGGGCACGCCGATCGAGGCGATGCGAATAGTTTTCTTCAAAGGCATTTCATTTGCTCCTGGTTGAATAGGGTTTTACTGCGGTAAAAGAGGCCAATCGATCGAGTCGGGAAAGCCGGCCTGGCTTGTTATGTCGCGAAGTGCCTGGCGGTAGCCGATGTATTTCTCTTTCACCGTTGCCGGCACGTCTGGGTTTTGTGTCCAGTCGGTTTGCGCGATCAGGAAGTCGCGTTTCTCGCGTGCAACCTTCGCCGCGTAGGTGTCGCAATGGCACTCGTGATAACGCGCCTTCATCAGCTCGATATCCGGTTGCGATACGTCCGTGTTCATCCATCGAAAAAGATAGGCGTCGCCGCATTGATTGCCGCCTTCGTCGAGGGGATGAGCGACGAGAAAATCGACGGCGTGCTTAAGTCCGAGTTCTTGCTCGATCGAGTGAATGAGTTGATCGTGCGAAATCATGGTTACTGGTTCCTTAGCCAAACGATGCGCATGTAAATTCGGTTGTTACCGCCGACCGTGCGCAAGCCTTCCATTACCCAAGGGCCGCCGGCGTCCATCGTCACATCGGCGCCGGTCACGACTCCGCCGAGTTCGGCAATGGAGCTGCCCCATTGCACTTGCGCGCTCACATTGGCTTTCGAGCCGGGATCAAAGTTGTGCGTGCCCCACAGCGCCGTGCCGATCGTGCCGTCGACGTAGGCGCGCAGATTGCCGTCCCAATTGATGACGATTGATTGAACAGTGTCGGAGCCGACATAGCCGGAATTCCGGTTGCTATAGCTGCGAACCGGGGCATAGCTGGAGGGCGTGAAATTGCCTTCGTGCCAAAGGCGATATCGCACGTTCCCCATCGAGCGCCCGCCTACCGCCCATTGGTTATCCGTATCGACGCCAAAGTAAGCAGCAAAGGAACCTTGGCGATGAAACTGAATGACGGCCGATGCGGATAGGTTGCCGTCAGTGCCGATCGTTAGCGGAACGTTGTCGTTATTGCCCGATGATGAGATCGCTGCAATAGACGGCGGCGAAGCCGAATTGAAATAGAGGCCGGCCGTCGATTGGTTGACGTGATTGCGCAGGTAGTCGCCGGCGGCCTGGTAGCTTCCCGCTGGTTGGTAGTTGCCGGCCGGTTGATAGGCGGCCGGGTTGAAGTTGCCCGCATGCCAAACGCGCGACGCGCTAGGGCCGGTGTATAGATCGGCGCCAGGCATAACGTAACTAGCCCCGTCGTATTGCACATAGCGAGTCGCGGCAGCGTTCAGGAAGGCGATGCCAGCATTCGTGTTTCCGCCCCATCCGCTCACACGCACGGCGCCGCTATCGACATACAGATCGCCGCTCATGCGGTCGCCGGTTTTGGCGACGCGTGAGGCCGGGTTGAAATTCCCGTCATCCCAGGGTGTATAGCCCCAGGTCGGGCGAGTGCGCAGTGACATTAGCCCCGATTCGGCCAGCGTCAGATTCACAGCGTTGCCGGCGCCGTTCAAGATTTCGATTGCGCCGCCGGCCGCCTTCGAGGCGCGCAGCACGGGCGAATATCCATCAGCGTTGAGAGCAAGCGCCGAGCTGTAGTTTTTGCCCGCTCCGCCGTATAGCGACAATGGGCCGGTCATGGTGCCGCCCGACAAATTCACCTTGGCATCGAGCGCCGATTGCAAGCCGTCGACTTCGACAATCGCGTGACGGTGGCCGACATTCGATTTCGTCGCGAGCGCGGGGGCGAGGGCCGATTGCAAACCGGCCGGCGTGACTGCGCGTTGCGTGTCGGTGCCGGCGATCGCCTCGGCATTGGTCGCCAGTTGAATAACGCCCTGGCGATCGGTGGTCGCCGGCGGGTTCGTGAAAGTCGCATCGCCGAAAGATATTTGCGCCGTGTCGATCGACTTGAACGCCATATCGGCCGCGAGCAAAAGCATTGCCGCCGGCGACTTCTCCATGATTGGCGTGGCTTGGCTGTAGGTGCCAAACAGCACGCCGTTTTCGAAGTACAGGCCGAAACCGTAAAGCGTGTATTGATCGGCCGTATCGTCTTTGAGCGTGACGTGAATCATGTCGGCCGCGACGTTATCGCCGGCAAGCGTGGCGATACGTTTGCGCTCGCCTGGCAGCACTTTGAGCGTCTTGTCGCTCGAATCAAAGGCGACCGTGCTTACGCCGATTTGCGTGACTTTGTGCGCAGCCGTGCCCGTGTTACCGGCCGAGATAAGCGCAGCTCTACCGGCATCGGTGACAGTAAAAATATTTCCGGCCATGTTTATTGATCCGTGAAAGTGAGACGGCGATACAAGGCCGGCCGCACGGCGCCGATTACGCCGAGCGCGCCTTGCATGCCGAAACCCTGGGTGAATGAGTAGTGCGCTCGCACGGGCTTGGTGCGCTCGATTTCCGCGATGATGTCGGCGATGTATTCGGCGGTCGGGGCTTCGCCGGCGCGTGATCCGACCGTCAACACAACGTCAAACGTTCCGGGCTTGCCCTTCGGTGTCATCTGGAACCATTCGCGCAACGCGATGTTTCCGCCGAACGCGGCGACGACTTCGCGCACGGCCGCAGCGGTGCCGTTTTTGCGGGCGATCGAGATAGCGGCCTTCACGCGGGCGCGCTTCACTTGCTCGGGCCAATAGTCTTTCCACGCATCGATTCCCAGGTGCCAGGCGAGCCAAGGCAGCAACGCGAGCGGGATTGTGTCGGGGTTCATTAGCTGCGCGATCGGCGTCGGGATATCCGATATGCGAGCGTTGACCGTGGCGAGGTTGCGCTCGGTGGTGGTCGAGTTAGGGGCGAGTAGCTTGCTCATTCCGTGCCCCCGTCATAAACGCCGCCGTCGATCAGCTCGATTAGCTCGCAATAAGCCGCTTGTGCTTTTGATACAGCGATGCCGCCGATCGGCGAAATGAGTTTCACCTTTTGAACGCCTGGCGCACGCATCGCCGAGAACAAACCATCCTCGGTTATCTCCATGCCCATACGGTGCATTTCTTCCGTATATGCAGCCGTGCGTTTCTGCGCTTCCTTGAGCACGACAGAGCGATCGGGGCCGGCGAAGAAAATGAGCGTTGCTCGCGCCTGGTAGCGAAGGATTTGCGCACCGCGTACCGTTACTTCGTCAGTCAATGGGCGCACGTTGTCGGCTTGCAGGGCGGCCGTTACCTTGTCGACCAGCTCTTGCGATGCGGTGCCGTCGCCTTCACGCGAGAGGATCGTTACGACGACTTCGCACGGTGCGGGACTCGTGGCCGAGGCATCGAGCACGCGGCCATCAGTGTTCAACGCATGCGAGATATACGCGCCCTCGGGGCCGGCCACGGAATAGCCTTGCGGGGCGAGCTGCGTGCGCTTTCGCAAGTCGGTGTCCTCTTCATAGACGCCCTCAATGTCGTTTGCCGGGTCAGGTTCGACGATGGTGAGGCGCTTGATACCGAACAGGGCCGCTACCTGGTCTAGATCCTCTTTGACCGCGTAGGCGAGCATTACGGCGCGCGCGGCATCGTTGACGCGTTGACGCAAGACGACTTCGCGATACGTGCTTTCCTGCAATTGAATGTTCATCGGCTCCGACTCGAGTTCGAGCGCGGCCGCAACGTCGGCTTGATCGTCGGCCGGATAGAGCGAGACGAGTCTCGCCTTGCGCTCGGCGAACGACGTCTCGTAATCGATGACTTCGACAACGGCCGGAACAGGTAGGCGCGAGAGGTCGATCGGGGTCGCGCTCATGCCGCACCGCCGTTCGTGAGCTGCACGCGGGTCGATACCTGGTCGCCCGATTCGGTTGTCGTGCCTTCAATGTCGAGCACTTGCACGCCCGCGCCCGTCTCGCTCACGTCCGTCGAGAGCTGCACGCGGGAAAGCCGCAAGCGAGGTTCCCATTGCATCAGCGCAGTCGCAACAGCGGCATACAGGCGCACGCGGGTCGCGAGGTTGTTCGGGGCGTCAACCAGGTCGGGCAGCTCGGAACCAAAATTGCGGCGAGCGATGCGCGTGCCGAGCGGGGTCGTCAGAATCTTTTCGATCGATTGATACAGGTGTGACAGGCCGAACGTTGCGCGGCCAGTCTTGGCGTTCATTCCTTTCATATCGGTTCGCTCACTGGTTTGCCGTCGCCCTGTTCCATGTGCGAGTGATGCGCACCGCTCTTGCCGCCGGCGATCACGTCATCGCTTACGGCGACGGTGCCGGAAATGACCATTGCGGGGCCGCCGCTTTGGCCGGCCTTTCCGCTCACGCCGTTCTCGAACGAAAACGGGCCTTTCACAACCATCGAGCGCGTAACTTCCACGTCCGCATCGAGCGTTACTTTGTCGGCCTTTACGTTGGCGGTTTTCGTATTGATATTCACCGCGTCGGGGGCGGTGACATTGACCGTTGCGCCGGCGGGTAAATCGACGTTGAGAACGTGAGCGGCAAAGTCGTATTCGACGAGCG